GGCACCCGTGCCGATGGGCTGGGTGGCCCAGGACGACTATTGTAGCGTAGTGCACCAATTGATAGGTGACAGCGTTACTACCGTGTCCGTGTTGCGTCATGCGCTACACGAGAACATGAAGAGCGTTGGTGCTTGCCTAACTCGGGCCGTTGCGGTCGAGCTAGTTGCTAGCGCTAACCAGTATGCCAAACAACAGGCATTACACGGTACAGTCGCCGAAAAGCTCCTGGAGATGTCAATAATTGGACTAATCCATATTGGATCGATCTCAAATGGCGAGTTCTCGAACCTGCAGTCTGGCAAGATAGCGGATTTGAAGAAGAAGAACTTAGGTGCCATGAAAGATTGCGGCGTTAAGCCGATAGCGCTAGTCCAGCTCAACGATACTGCTGTGAACATCGCTTTGGGGGTAGCCCGCGTGTCCCATGAACGGACGCGATTAGCTATCAGCCTGGAAGGTGCATCGAAAGGTAGGATCATGTCTGCTGTCCCTGTTAATCGGCCCGCGCCCGTCTTCAAAGACGAAGTTGCGAGAGGTGCCGTTGGGGAGATGTTGGCTGATGCTAGCTCTTTCACGTATTTTGCTACGCGAGCTGCTTATGCAGTCGCAAAACAAGTGGTAGTGAAGGCGTATACGACAGTCGGGCCCGTGCTTATTGGGATGGGCGCGTCCTCGGCTGGTACGTTAGCGTCAGCACCCGTTCAAGCCGCAGCGATGCGGTATGTCGGCTTGGAGGGGCCGATAATGGCGTTATTACTATGTATCGGCCTGTTTTCGCAATTAGCCATTGGGACAGCATTTGCTTACCGTGTGCTACAGCGACTGGCCGAGATGGGAAGCCATACGGGGAGGCACTACCGAATCCCAGCCACTGAGGGTGTTATTGGGACTTGCATTATACATGAAGAGCACATGCCGAAGCTCGTAGAGGACGGAGTCGAGAGTTTTGCCGAGAACTATGACCCCGCTACTGCGTTATTGATACCAGAGCCACTCCCTGACGTGACATTAGAGACCGCAGGTTTCTATCCGTTAGCGAGTAATAAGACCACAACCAGCTGTGCTGAGGAGGTTGACCCTGGTGGTACGCGTAAGTGGCGGGAGAAGATCGATCTTTATGATCCGGTCACGAACCCCGGTGGGCATGAAGTGTTGGGCGGCGAATTTCCATCGTTGCCCATCTTTTGTCCACGTGGTCCAACGTTTGGTGCAATGCTCCTGGGACTGACCATCTTCGTGTTCTACGTAGCAAGGAGTTGCTTTTGTAACGCCCGACATGCGATGGTGAAAAGGCACCTGAAGAAGCGTGTGGTTACGCAGGAGACCCCGGTGCGAGGGGTAACGTTCATGATGAGTGCTTTACCAGCGATAGTCAGGGAGTATAAGGAGCGCATCGGCCCCATGCTCTTAGATTTTGACAACCGCTGGTCACAGGCGAAACGAATGGCGACAACCTTTTCCATCGTTCGCGATGCTATCAAGGCTTCTTGGGTCAAGCTTATGATAAAGAGGGAAATTGTCTTTAAATTCGAGAAACCGAGAGGCATTCAGTTTTACTTGAACCGCGCTACACAACGTCTGTTTGCTGCGCAGACTGCCGCATTCCAAGATGCGTGCTCAGCAGTGTTCAAAGGCTACACCGTGGCGGGATCAGGTGTTAGGCTATGGTTTGGGTCGAAGTTTAATAACGATGACCTTGGTGAATGGATGCATGAAGCGATAGATGCTGGTTACACCCTAGCGTACGAGAGTGATGCTCGTGCTTGGGATGCGTCTTTAACTGTTATCATGTTTCAGCTCTGCGCAATACCGATGCTGATGGCTTGCTGCCCCGCAGCAGCAGCATTTGCAGCAGCGGGGCTGATAGTAACCTGCGTGTATGAGTGCGGAGCTAAAGGACTGTTTAAATTCCTTCTCAAAATACGCGGCACCACCAAATCTGGACACAATACGACGACGATTTTCAACAATATCATAAATGCGATGATACACGTACACATCCTGCTATTTCTAGGGTTAAGCGGATGGGTCATAGTGCACGGTGATGACCTCTTGATTATGCTCCTGCCAGAAGCTGGTAAGTTGACGCATAAGATCGAGGAAGTCGGGCGTAGATTGGGGATTGACCCCGTCGCCGCTTGTTTCACCGGGTGGGAGAATGTTTCGTTCATAAGCGGGCTGTGGTATCCAGGGAAGAAGGGGAAGTTAGTCTTTGCCCCCAAACTCGGACGGATCCTAGCCCGCATGTCGTGGACGACTAAGAACGTTCCAGAGAAGTTCCGAGACGGTTACATGGCGGTCAAGCTGGACGGTTTGGCTGTTCAACTGGGGGGCATCAAGTTGTTTGATGCTTTCTATACCGCGATGTACCCAGCGAAGGAACATCTCCTATGCCCTGAGCATTTCTACCGAGATGAAATGATGTACGGAGTGATGTCGCGCTCCACCGGTAAGCGGAACGCGTTTGCCGTCGATATTGACGACTTCATCTGCAAGCGATACGGGATCGACCGTGTGGACTATGAGTCCGCTTGTCAGATGACCTTAGACAACAGGGGCAAGATAGGTGTTGTGAGGCACCCGGTCTTTGATGCCCTATTGGGATACGACCTAGCCGACCCCACTGCCCGCGGTGAGCCTTTCACCTGGGTAGGGGTCGGATTTAGGTAGCGTGAGGCCTAAGGCCGACCGGTTGGGCATGTCAAAGCCCAACCGCACCGTGTCCCGACGCCATGCTGCGACGTGTTAAGAGTTTACTCGAAAGTCACGGCAGCACAGTCTCTTTTTAAATTCCCCTCCCTATTTTTCAAAAACTGTAGTATTTTCTACCAGTACGTTTTCGACGATTCAAACAAATGGCAAACAAGAAGGGCGCTACTTCCAAGAAGCCGAAGGTGAAGAAGGAGATCAAAGTGGAAGTCGTCGAGAGACCTCGCAAGGCAAAGACGGCGAAGCCACAATCTTATCCGAACCCAAGGCCGATGCAGGAGGTGTCGAGGACAGTGTCGAAGTACTTGTACGGGTTTGTAGATCCCGAGCATCCGGGAAGAGGTCCATCCGAAGGCACTCAGCCGACGATGGTTTCAACTTTCCGATCGACAGCTTCTGTCAAGATACTGGCGAACGACGGGCTGACGACGGCGTATCCGGCTTCCAGTGCGGTGGTGATGAATGCGGCCGGCACCATTGGAATATGTTGCGGGTACAACGAGTTCGTCAACTACTCAGCGGCGGTGCCCCATTCGATCGCCGCAGGCAACGTGCTCCCCGCGGCCGGCTTCTTCTTCGACCCGACCGACAAGGTGGTGACTGCGTCGCAGATGACCAAGGCGACGACGGAAGCCAGGACAGTCCCGTTTGGGACGTGGGACACGGCGTTTCCGCATTTGGCAGCTTACGGATCTACCACGACTATTCAGACAGCGAGTGATGGTGGCCTTAAGACGACGTATCGGACTGTGGGGTTGCGTTCTACGATTACGGTTGACACTCCGTCCCTCACGGCGGCTGGTCACGTATATTGTGGTAACAACAACACTTACCTTTACGAGAACAAGAGGCCGAAGTATCGTGCTGTGCTCGGTATGGAGAGAGACTATATCGAGCCACCGATTACTGATCATTTTAGCACTTCCTTTAAGGAGGGCCGGAATAGCGCGCATATGGTGAACGCAGGCGCTTTTGCTAACGGAGTTACCTACGAGGCGACATTTCTACCCACTGGTGAGCAGGGGATAGAGTATCGGGATTTTATCCCATTCTCGGTCTATGCAAACCCTACGGGTAGTTCTAATGATACGCTCGTGGACCCTTGGTTGAATGGGCCGCGAACTTTCTTCGTGTTAACTGGCTTAGCTGCGGATTCTGTCGTAACCATTTCGACATCTTGGGCGGTCGAATGGCATGTTGATCAGCAGAACGTGTCGACCGGGTTCATGCGGAATATGGCGCGTGTTAATCCCCCACTGACGTTGCCATTCGGGACTGAGGTGTACGGAAACTTATCATGCTGCCCGCCTGGCGGCGTGGTAGGTGACTGTGCTCGCAGTTGCGCTGGTAAGGCGTGCTTGTGTCTCGGCGTGGCAATGGCTGCTGGAGTGGAGCCCGATCCACCGTATGTTAAGCCCAAAGCGCAAGGGATCGGTGCACTTTCTGCTACCACGCTACTCCTTCATGGAGCTGGCGTATCGAGTAGGGACGGTGTGTCGTTGTCGGATGGGATGGTGAGTGCTGCGAGGAAGCAAGAAAATGCGCTGCACCCAGGTTTCGCGGACCACGTGATGCGTGGTCTCAAGGGCCTGGGCCGGGGCGTACTTGACTTCTTCAAGCAAGGAGCCTCTGGGATGTTAAGTGATGTGGTGAAGGCCGCACCCGACATTCTTTCAGTGGCCGCCACCCTAGCCCCCCTAATGCTGTAAGTACTTTTGTTTTTAATCGTGTGTGCTCGAAACGTATTTTGATTTTACTCTTTTGCGGCTCACATGTTGAGTGGAACTTTGTTGTTAGTCGTTTTCACCGCCCCTCCTGCGGGAGGGGCGATGAAAGAACAACTTTGTTCCCTCCCTATGCACCATGGCAACCAAGAAGATGACGAAGAGCAAGACGTGTTGGTCGTCGCGCGCCGCTGGGCTGATCGCCTTGTGCGCGCTGACGTACTGTATCGCTGCTTGGGTTGCGGCCACGGGTGGTCCGACGTGGTCGGTGCCGACGATCGACTCGAGCGTCGCGTCGGCGCTGTGGCGTCACACCTGTGTTCAGTTTGGGCACCTAGTCAAACTATGTGTCCGGTGTGTTGGACATCTCCATCCGAAGCCAGTGTTTCGGATCTTCACACGCTGGACGGTCACAGTCGTACGACTCCTGTGGCTACAATTAGTTGAGGTGTTTGCACTGGTTGCCGAGGAGTGGGCGCGGGCCCCTCCACTGGCAGACATCGTGAACGAAACCCCCCCCGCTTGAGAATGATGACCCCTCCCACAGCTTGTCCCCCCCCCGCTAGTACATGTCAAAGGCTTGTCCCGAAAAGCATGCTAGCACACTAGAGACTGAGGCGAACCCCACCCCAACAACCCCCCCCCTAGCGGTGGGCTGGCCTTTGTGCCGGTTCACTGCCCTCGGCGGGCGGGCCTTTGTGCCCGCTTGCCATCCTCTGCCTGAGTGTAACGGACTTCCGAAGCACACAGGCCGACACGAGGAACTGGAGGAAGCTCTTGAAGAGCCGTGCCACCGTGCCAGGGGAAACCCCGGTAAAAGGTACGTAGAAGATCAACTGTGCCCCCAAATTGGGCCAGATAAGCG